CATTTGTTTTACCCATGACCTTTGCCCGTTGCTCCATGGCAATAGCCGCTTGTATCTTGTGTGCGTGAGAGCGCCCACTTGATTTAATCTTAGAGACACTAGCCCTAGCATCTTGAGCCGTAGCAAACTTTAGCCCTGTAATCGTACCTTTAGGGTCTTCGTCTGTGTACAAGTCGCTATGCTTGTCTGACTTAGCAGGTTGCCCCGCCTTTCTTGGTATACGTTTATTCATTTCTCTTGTGCCTTTCTTGCCTGTTTAATCTCTTCTAACATCTTTTCCATCAGGTCTGCGCAATAATCCATAAACGGAAATTTGGTCGTTCCATTAGCGACACTACGTGCCAGACCAATAGTATTTTCAACTGTTCGTAGGCTCACCTTTCTCATTTCTGAATCCTCTCCCACAACTCAGACATTGGCATCCCTTTGATCTCTCTCCAGCCAATGTGAATACAGGCATACATAATGAACAGGAAGAACGCAAAGACCACGACAAATATCAGCACCGCACAGGTAGCTACAAACAGAGCAAACATATTAAGTATTGTGACGATCAAAATGGTGCCTCCTTTAACATTGATAAATCAATAGGTTTCTTCTTGCAACGTAAAAGTTTGTACGTCCACCTAACTCTCCCATTGACGATTTGGTTTGCTTCTTCTCGTCTTGAGACCTTGCGCATTAACTCGTGGTTTTCGTCGTAGATCAGGTATGTATTCAAACTTGCATTCCTCAAACTTTGGTATGTAGTATTTAGGTTTAGGCAGTAAACGTAATGCTTCATCAAGCACCTCGAGCACATTTAATTTACGAGCCACTTACGTCTTTCTTGTTCGTTTAATTTTGACAATGCCTTCTTCATGGGGGTCTTGCATCATAGCTTTTGCTAGTGCCGTAGCCTTAGATGGTATTTCCTCGAGGGAATAATCTCCGTTCATTAAAAATCCAACCATGGCAAACCCTTTATACAAGGCTTCTAAATATTCTTTATCGTTATCATCCATTAACACTCTCCATATGATTTACCTACACCTGATTCACAACTAAGTGGAAGTGTCTGCGCCCATGCAGGTCTAGTTTTCATACACTCTTCCACGTACAACTGCGCCTCTATAACTTCTTCTTTTGGTGCAAGACAAGTCACCGCATCATGTACCGTCAATACTACCTTGTATCTCTTAGCGATAAGTAGCATCTGTTCTGCAATAACGCATCTTGCAATCGCTTGGCATAGGTTTTCTACAACCTTGCCACCATAAATTTTAACTGCACCTTTGCGGGTTTTGTATTGGTACTGCACCTTACCTTCGGTGTCATAAACTCTTTCAAGACCATCATATCTCTGCCACAGACCACTTGGCAATAGAAATCCACCCTCGATTGGATCAAATGTAACGACATCAACCGCACCAAATAAAAATGCTTTTTTGTCAACTATTGCTTCAATACACTTTTGCGCTTGCTTCCACAGTTCAGGTATTTGATCATAAGTTTTTCGATAGACTTGGATAATACGGTTCGCTTCATCCGCTTCAATTTCCACGCCAAATGTCTTGAGCTGGACTTGGAATTTCTGTGAGCCCATGCCGTAACCAGCGCCGAGAATTGTCGTCTTGCCGACGAAGCGTTCGCCCTCCGATATTTTTTCCACATCCTTGCCATATATAGCCGATGCCATGATTTTATATACATCTTCACCCTTATCAAAAGCTTCTACCAAATCGTTCTGCCCCGCCAACCAAGCAACAGTACGAGCCTCAATCTGCGATGAGTCGCAGTCAATCATCATGTACCCATCAGGCGCACGTATAGACTTCTTTAACTTGCCTGCGTTGTTACCCCGACTGGGTAGGTTTTGTAAATTAATCTTGTCATCACCGCCCCACCTTCCTGTGTGCGCTGCGTAATATTTAATCGGCACAGGCAACAAGCCACGAGTAGAGATGTCGATAAACCTCTGCGTTCTCGTCTCTTCCAAAGTTGTTTTGTTACCTAGCCTTGCGGACACCAGAGCCTGTACCCGTGGATCAGTATGCTCTAGCAAAGCCTTGAACTCTTCGTCGGTCTTGGCAAATGCCCACGCTTCCTTGCCTGTCCTAGCACTAATCTTGATAGGAGGCACAACACCCAAAGTCTTTAGTAACTCAGCAAACCTATCGCTACTCATTAGGTCGTCGATGTCAGCCTGTGCAGAGTCAAGCAGTTTAGCTTTTAGGTTCTTGACGTTCTCGAGATGCTCTTCCAACATAGTCTTATCCAAGACTAACGACGGTTGTATAAACATCTTTAGCGTTGTATCTATAACCTTTAATTCCTTTGTTGGGAAAGTTTTTGCTAGTATCTTGAATAGGTCGTAGGTTATAGCCACGTCGTTGATACAATACTTGCCATACAAATCTAGGTCTACATCGTAGAAGTCTGTGCGTCGTTTACCTTCGGCACGAATGACCTCATCCCCCTTTACCCCAACTTGATAGCGTTCAGCCAAAGCCTTGAGACTGCCTCCTGCATCCACTCCATGCACCGCCCGAGCCATGCATAGAGTATCGAGATATCCTTTTGGTTTAATACCAAAGTGCCAATTCAGAATCGCTCCATCGAACTGCATGTTGTGAGCCAAAGCCAAAGCGTTGTCCCAATCAAACTTCTTTAGGAAAGCCTTAGTATCAGCTTGGGTCCCACTAAACCATTCAGGTTGTTCGTTATCCACCGCAACGGCAACACCAATCACTTCAAATTGGTCGTCACGAATGTACTCCTCAGTCGTCAACTTGGTTAAGCTAAACGGCTTGTCGTAGTAAGTCTCAAAGTCTAGGGTAATAATCACTTAACCAACTTTCTATTTTTCTTTTCTATTTTGTTATAAGAGTCTAGAGCATCAAGCATCTCCTCTTTCTGCCGTTCAGTAAGTTTTTCTCTTGTTGTTACTGGTGTACCAATGTGGGGTATATTGCTCGTGGAATAAATTGGTTTATCCCATAATTCTTGTTGAGTTATTTCTTTTGGGGTATCAGCAAGGCGACGCAACACATCAGACGTAAAGTTCTCACGACGTACGTCTTCCAACTTCTCATAGAGTGCATTGACCTCGGGGTCGGTCAAGAATGGTAGGGGGGCATCCTTTGAATGCGCTTCAGGAATGCTTTTGCGAGCGTGTACCGCACCAATAATATCTCCCCATTTACCCGTATAGTCATCAAACTCCTCGGGGTTGGTATCCATGCGATCAAGCAGGATTTGTACTCCTTGATTCATAACATCTTTGTTCATCTAGCTTCTCCTCTAATTGATCTACGTTCTTCAGCAGAGGCTAATATGTGCCCAACTTTACTTGCGGCTATATATCCTTCTGTAAGTCGTTCTACGTCTTCTGCGCCAACATTAAACTGTGCCGTTGGTAACGAATGAAACTCAGGTGCAGTTACTAAGCACTCGTAACCATTCCACGTAAACTTGCTTACTCCACGAATGTGCTCTTTAACTGTAGTAATTTTGCCGTCATAGTTACGTTGGTGTTCTTTAACATAATGCACAATCTTCTTGTTGCGACCCGATGCAGTCTTAATGGTTTTATCTCGATCCGCAAAATACTTTTTAGTCAACGATTTGTCTACCGCAAAGGTTACTCTATCGCCACTCTTTCTAACTGCCACACTCCAACGTTCGGTTCTTCCTTGCCACCAGTCAATCATCCATTTAAATGAATTTCTAGCGTTCAATTCACGTTTGCGTTCGGCTTCTTCTGATTCGCCGTCTTCTTCAATCAACGCACCTTTTACAAAAGCCTTTTTGTCGTAACCATAACCTTTGTTTCTACCTTTTGTTACGTATACGGGCTTAGTTGATCGCTCTTTACAAAACTCGTACGACCCATCTTTTTTCACGACCACCCAAACACATATCCAAAATAATTTCTTTTCCATGCGATAAGCCATACCCATTTTGTATGGCACACCGCTTATCTTTTCTACATTCCAAGGAAGTTTCTTGTATTTGATTCCAAATATAAAGTCGGGGTACATGTGCTCGCTTTTATCATCATGCTTAGACGGTATATTTATAAACATCATGGCAGGTAAGTTTGTAGCATCTACTTTCAACTCATCTATATTATTTAGCCATTTTGCTTGCCAAGGATTAGGCACATGCGCACCCAACTTCTTTAACCCCACGATCTCATCTTGCGTCAGCCACCCGCCTGAATAAGTAGAAACTTTATAGGCATTAAACGTGCGATCTAAATGATCTAGCAACTCACTAAACGTTTCAGGAAAATCTTTTGTTTCATCCAGCTTTTTAGATGATTCTTCGACCTCAATCCCTTCATCAATAGGTTTAATTAACTCAGGGTTCTTAAACCACCCAAGAATTTTAATTAAGCCACTACCAAGTCTTTCTAGTATCTCTGCCATTAGATAGCCTCCACATACTTGACTAAATCAGGGAACTTCTCGCCAACTCCTAACAACTTTATGCGTCCATCATTGGGATGAATTGAAATCTTTAACAATTTTTTCTGTGTTAGTTTTTTAATCAACCCATGCGTAGTCGCAGGCGACGTTTGCGAAAAGCCGTTAATAAAAGTCATGATAGTAACCACTTCTTTGTTAGAAGCGACTTGATTAATAATGATTAACTCTGTTGAGGAGATATTGTATTTATCTTGCACCCCTGTAAGCTTTGCCATAAATTTGTTGAACTTCATTCACTTCTCCTTAATGCGTAGTAGTTGTATCTATCTTGTTTGTACCGCACGTATAGCTTCCCTTCTTTAGTCAGCACGCTAATGTAATACCGAGCTTGTCGTATGCGAATCCGCATTAGCTTGGCAACATCTTTTACATTGACGGCATACTTGCCACCCAGCACCCGAATCAACCGCAACTTTTTGCCGTTACTCGGCTTGGCTCTCGGTCGTCGGTTCTTCATCACATCTTTCAATTAAAGCGGCATATCCGCAGATGTCCACCACAGAGTCACGATGGGTCATATCATTAGCCAACCTAGCAGTCTTCAATAGAATCATCATCAATGCAACATCTTTGTCAATTAGTTCGCCCTCACCCTCAGTAGCCACACCGCACGCAACCAAGTAAGCGTTCCACATCTTTGCAATAGTCTTTAGATTCTTTGCAGGATGCCCATAGGTCTTTTCCCGATCACCATAAATAATCGTGTGGGCTTCTTTTAATACAGTTAGTTCACTCATTCATTCTCTCCATAAGCACGTAGCTTTGCTTTTAGTTGTTGGTTATCAGCCTGCAACACCTGTAACTGCTCGGTGATTATGTGTAGCTGATGCCTCAACATCTCCTCGGTATTCTCTTTATCTTGTTGTACCCACCCTGCAAACGGTATCGGTATGCCACCTGAATACTCGTCATCTTCTTTCTTCATGGCATTCTCCCGATCTTCACTTATCCACGTTGTCATCCCCTACCCTCCTCGTCAAAAGATGCAAGATACTGTTGCAGTTCATGCAAGTTCTCTTCGTTAATTACAAAGGTAACTCCACCGCTTTTGCGTATCAGGGCTAACTCCCTTTCCTGCAAAGTAGTTGTCGTGCCTTTCCCTGCCTTAGTCTCAATGGCAATAAACCGCCCATCAAAACAAGCGATGATGTCAGGCACACCCGACCGCCCGTAGCCATGCGTAGCAGGCATGAAGTTATAAATCCCATACTCT